CCGTTTGGAACTTCTAGCTCGCTGAACGAGACTTGCGCCCGTCGTGGTCCATTTGGAACTTCTAGCTCGCTGAACGAGACTTGCGCCCGTCGTGGTCCGTTTGGAACTTCTAGCTCGCTGAACGAGACTTGTGCTCTGCGGGGTCCATTTGGAACCTCAAGCTCAGCGAACGATACTTGCGCCCGCCGTTGTCCATTCGGAACTTCTAGTTCCGCAAAGGAAACTTGAGCGCGTCGTGGTCCATTTGGAACCTCAAGCTCAGCGAACGATACTTGCGCCCGCCGTGTTACATCACCGGCATTACGAAGTAACAACAGCAGAGACATGGTTCAACCTATGCCTAATAGCAGCAATGACGCAGGAGGAATCCAATCGACCTTTACTTGACCAGAGGAACCGCCACCAGATGCTCGGTCTGTGGCATTACCAGCGCGGCCACCGCCGCCGGCCCCGCCGGGCATATTGCCACCGCTGCCCGGACTGCCGCTACCGCTGGTGGCTCCACCAGCGCCACCGTCACCACCATTAGTCGCACCAGAGCCGGGCGTTGTTACACCGCCGGCCGCCCCGGTAGTCGGTACACCACTTGAATTCTCACCACCAGCTTCGCCGCCGCCGCCTGCCGATGCGCCAGCCGATCCGGTGCCGCCACTACCTCCGGCAACTACAGTGTCTCCCACGCCGCCTGTCGTGCTGCCGACTCCACCGGCCCCACTGGTTCCGTTAGCAGACGCCAAAGCACCGCCAGCCCCACCTTTTGCCACGACCGCGGTAGTGGCAAAAGTAGAATCACCCCCGGCCACATTATTACTGGTGGTAGTGCCTGCAACTGATTGGGAAACAGCAACAGTCGAAGAAGTTCCTGGAGCCAATGTTATCCGTTTGACAGCGAATTGAGCACCAGCCCCTCCGCCGCCACCAGAAGGATTGCCAGTAGCTCCGCCACCGACGCCACCAGCGCCCCAAGCTCGCACTCGATGATGTCTAGTCTTAGCAATGTGCGCAGTTGAAGCCGCCGTGTATGTAATGACAGCCATCTTAGGACTCGATTGTGTAATAAGAGACCAAGATTCGCAAACTACCGCCAGTGGGAGCACCGCACGTAACACGCAAATCGTCGCCGTCCGCACCAACACCCAGAACGCCGCTACCATCACCACGACTAACGCCACCACCGGCCGGTAAACCAGGATGCGTTAATACGACTCCCGTTGTTGTAGGTGTATTTGCTGCCCCAAAGCCTACTCGGATTTGAGGGAACGCAGTATTCGCGTTGTCAGTCACTACTTGAATCTGTGTGACGACAATTTTTACCCCACTCCCGGCAGTAATAACGGCGACATCAGTCTGAGAACCGGTGATAGCCAGTTCCAACGTAATGACATTGGGGTGTCCACCGATATGGAAGGGAATACCAGCGCGATTGGCATAATTTTTTGTTCGTTGTCCCGCTGAAACAGCAGTAGGATTCGTTCCGTGGGCGATGGCTTCCATGCCTACCTGGATCGGCTCACCAGCATTTGTTACACCATGGGCGACATCCCCAGAAACACGGGCACCATTGCTGGCACCATTGTCCCAGTCATCCATGAGGGCAAGACTTGTCGCCGCCCCGGCCAAATTGCCCGACTCCAGGGCTAAGGCTGACGTGTTGAGATCGGTGCCCGCATTAGCCGTTACCGCCCCAGTGATAGCTGGCATTGACAGAACATCGACATCGCCGATATTAGCATTACCAGCCACCAACGATGGCAGTCTAGTGACATCGACATCCAGGCCGTTGGCGTTATCCCCAGTCAATTCAACGACGGTTTTACTGCCTTCGGCTCCTGTGACAAGAACTGGTCGCACAAGTTGCACGTCCGATGTGTCCCCGCTATACGTGACTTCATCAGTAGCCGCATTTCGACCAGTGCCGGGAGTGAGTGGAAAATTATCGGCCATGTTAGGGTACCCAGATTATGCGAACACGAGCCTGCCCGCCGCCAGAATTTTGGGCTTGAATCGTGATACTCTCAGACGTAAAGTAACTGATGAGATCGGTCACAACGGGGTCGTTAGTCAAAACTCCGGTCAACTCAAAAATTGCTTCGGAGAATCCCAAGGCCGCTACAGCAGTTACTTCCGCGATGATGCGCGCTCTTTCTGATGCGACCACCGCTTGACGTGCCGCTAAATTTACGGCGATAGCGGCATTAGTGGACGCCACAAGATCAGCTTTGAGTGCCATTATGGTTTGTTCCCGACAAACCGCAGGTACAGATCGGTGTAGTCAGTGATGGCGTCGGCTTCAGCGCCGGACAGCGCAATAGAGCCGACAGTCCAGCCCGCGCCGCCGATGTCGTTATGCGTGGCGCTGGCGATCAGCGTGCCCGGAGTGCCTTCATTCACGTAGCCTTGGCGAAGCTGCACGATCAAATCAATCGTGTCACCGCCGGCTGCGTCCTTGCGGTAGCGATAGCGGACGGTATGACCCGTCGAGGACAACGGGTCTTCCAACGTGGTCAGCTTGGTGGCATACACGTCGCTAGTCGGCGTCAGTTGCGTGCGGATATAGTCCGCGTCGTCGGCAATTGCCTCGTCGATCTGGTCAAAGATGTCAGTCGTGCCGCCGTCATCCTCTTCCCAGTTATCACGGGTCGTATCGGTTGATGGTCTTGCGAATTGTGCCATGTTGCTATCTCACTTTGCTTGATTGTGCTGTTAGATGGCAACGAAGGAATAACCCTGGTCTGCCGCCCCGCCGATGACCCACACTTTGTCGAGTGAGTCGATCTCAATGAAGACATCTTCACCACCATCAAGCTCGAAGCCTTGCGCGGCTCCGGCGCTTGTCACCTTGTCACTGTGGCCGACGTACACGTTGTTGGTGTTGAGAAGATCGGCCTTGATCTTCACACCCTTGACGCAGGGGAACGCCGGGCCGGCAACAGCCGCCGATGTTCCAACAGTGCCGTGCCCGGTCTTGAACTCAGGCGTAGCGCTTTTCTGGATGTCCATCGCTTATTCCTCGGGGGTGAAGCGACCTTCGCCGCGCACCGGTTTCTTGGAGTTGTCGGGGTTCTTCTTCTCGTCAGTCCCGGCCTTGGGATTGGCAGAAAGCTCAGGTACACCGCGAGCAGCAGGATCACTCCCCGCCGTGGCAATGCCTTGGGCCTCGGCGATTTCGGTCGCCAGCTTGACGCGATCCTTTTGACCCTTCAGGTATTCGTCGTCCTCGAAACCGAGAGCGATCGAACCTGTCTGGTCCCCGCACAATCCGGCTTCCTTTGCCTTGATGATTGTGTCGAGGTCGCTGGTCGTGTACTTGGCTTCGTCGATCTCTTTGTGGATCGCTTCTACCGTTTCAACTGTGGCTCGGCCTCGGAACAAAGTAGTGACGATGTTCTTGGCGATCTCTTTCTTCGCCTTGCGGCTGGGAACAGAGGCCAGCAGCTTCGAGAGTTTGGTGGCTTCGTCGATACGGGTCTCTTCCGACTTCAACTCGTACCGGTCGGGGTATGAGATGGTCGTGATGGCCCGCTTCGTGACCGACTTCTCTTCGTAGGTGGACCAGAAGTCGGCGATCCGACGCTCGGCACCTTCGAGAACCAGTCCAATGAAAGACAGTCCGGCTTCCAAGCCTTCGTTGTCCATCGACTTTGATTCGGCAGACGCTCGGCTCGCCAGTCCTTGAACCGCGAGGTTCACGAGCTTCCGAATGTCCTGCTCCAACTTCTCTTGGAGCAACATGCTTGCCTTGAGCGGCTCAGACGGCGGTGCGATGTACGCCGGGGCGTTGGTGTCCTTGTCGTAGTAACGACCTTGGCTGACGCCAACTTCAACCGTCTTGTCGGTCGCACCTTGGCCGCCTTGAGTGGCGGTCCCGTCAACGGAGGCGTGCTTGAGATGGCCGCCGACGCCGGCTCGGCTTCGTTGCTGCACGAGGAAGGGGAAGTTCGCCTTGTGCGCGTAATTAACGTCGGTGGACCCGAGGTTAAGCAGAGCGATCTGATGCTGGGCCACGTCCTTAATCAGACTGTCGCCGATGTCCAGGAGCACGAACGGGATTCGCGTGATGTCCAATTCGATTGGGCCGCCGGGCACGCCGTATCGGTCGATTTCTCGGCCTTCGGTGTCCATAAACTGGACATTTACCCGGCCGGTCTTTTGGTCAATGAAGACCAGTCGATACCGCTGCGTGTATCCGGTCGGAAGGAACGTCCGCTGGTCGTAGCTCATGCAGGTGTCGCGGAGCAACACCGATTGGAACTCCGATGGGTCTTCAGGCTTTGAGGCGCTGAAGTTGCAGATGTCTTCGACCGGGTACGGATACAGGTAGGGTCGTTTGCCTTGCGTAGCGGCGAGAGTGGCTTCGCCGCTGATCTCGGGCATGTCAACATAGACCCCGACCTTTCCCATCACGAGCAGATCAGTCAAGCACTTGTGGCCGAGGAAGTAGTTCATCGTGGACCCGCGAAGGTCCACACCCATTTCCTCACCAGCAATTGCCTGTTGGTAGCTTCGAGTCCCGCCCTTACGCATCACATCGCCTAGGCGTTGAAAGATGGCGTTGCGGATATGGTTGATCGCAGACTTGGCAAAGCCAGGGATCGGCGTCATGTCCTTGCGGATGAGGAAGTCTTCGTCGTCCTCGCGGAGATTCAGCTTCTTCAGGTACATATCCCGGAAGGCTTTACCGCCGGAGTACGTGGCACGCCATTCCGGCCAATCCAGAAACGTGTCCAGGAAGCCGGGGTGCCGACTGTCGATGATGCGCGGTAGTGTGCTGATTTCGGCGGCCATTACAGGAACTTCTCCACGTTCTCACCGGTGCTCAGTGATGCAGCCAGTGGCAGTGCAATCTCGCCGTAGTTGAAAGCGTGGGCGAAGTGATCCGGCCCGGTCTCGACGTATGTGGCAACAGGGTTGCCCATGTCGTCGCGCTCATACGTTCTTACGAGGGCTTTGATGTGTTCGCGGAACTCCATCGGCACGTCGGCCGGGAGATCGACTCGGTTCGTTCGGAACCGGCCCAGCGAGGCAGACAGCCAGTTGGTCCGGTCCACTGTCGCCAGCGGAGCGCCTGTCTCTTCTTCCGTGATGGCGATTTCCTTGCCGACCTTGCCGCGACGATAACGACACAGCCAGACGAAGCCTTCGTACTTCTTGGCGAAGCGTCGGGCTTCATTGATCTCAGGGTCCGCGTCCATGACGCACGCCGAGACCTGCCATTCAGCCATCAGTTCATCGAGCAGATGCCATTGGTCTTCGTAGAACTTGCCCACAGCAAGAACTTTGCATCGGGCAGCGACATTCAAGTCGCTGGACAACCGATCGACGAACCACTCGCAGGCTACCCAGTAGGACCATTTACCTTGGTCAACACCAAGAGTTATTAGGCGCTCCCCGGCGAACCGAGGTCGTAGTCCTTTTGTTTCATTTGTGTGGCCGCCTCGACTAACAGCCGAGTCAAGCTGCTCGTCCAGAACTTGAGCACCCTCACCGATGAAGGGCAGCCCGAGCTTGGAGTTGTGGAACTCTTTGTTCGCGGCTTCGTCGCCCAGTCCTCGGAAGTGGGCCACGACGATTTCGCCGGGCGTCACTGTGAACGAGTAAAGCTGGTTGATCGCAAAGCTGCGAAAGTCAGGGTTCGCGTTCTCCGCGAACACCTTCCACAGACCTTGGCCGAGCCACTCAGGCTTTTGCCGATGCTCAAGCCGTCCCTTGCACTCGCGGCACTTCAGGAAGGATTCATTGACCCGTGGGTCGTAAATTGAGTCCCCGATGATCTCGATACAGTCGGGCCAAATGAGTTGTGTCCACTTCGAGCATCGTGGGCACTGGAACACAAAATGTTCCTGGGTGCCCTGGTTGAACAGTTTGTGGATTCCGTAGTTCGGAATCGTCGGCGTCGAGATGCCCCAGACGCACTTCTTCATCTGGCCGCTCAGACGTTCCAGCGCCAGCCAGACTTGCTTCGGATCCATCCGATCCACTTCGTCCAGGATCAACTCCGAGACAGGGATCGAGACTAGGTTGCTGTCACCACGCGAACCCCGGATATAGAGGTTGCGAGTGCCCGCCTGCTTGAGACTCACCGTGTTCGTGTCGGTGAAGATGCCGGACAGGTAGGGGCTATTCTTCAACGCCACGCTGAAGCGGGCCTTGGAGAAGTCCGTGGCGGTCAGCGAAGTCGGCAGGACGTAGAGTACGTCCCGCTTCATCTGGTCGATCAGATAGAAGGCGCGATTGATGGCGACTTCAGTGACGCCCAACTGAGCGCCCTTCATCGCGTAGTTGAAGGGCGCTTGGGTGTCATGCAGTTCAACGACCCACGGATGCAAACGACTCGAATATGGCTTCGGTTCGTTGGTGACAATATCCGGGATGATTCGCCGTTTCGTCGCCCAACGAAAACAACTCGTGAGCGACTCACCGACTAGACCGTCAGCGATCGACCGCTTCAATTCGGCGAGTAAAGGGTGCATGAGTCGTCATCGCTTACACCGGGCAAAGATGGAGGCCGAGAGTGCGGGGTAATCCTGGGCAAAGCCGACGCACGAGAGAGTTCGTGTTGGGATCGGCGTAGTCTTCTGCGGCCTCGTGTTCGTTATTCGTCCGAAGGTTCGTCCTTCGGCTCCGCGATCTCATCTTCGGGATCGCACGTCGAGCAGGCTTCAGTCGGGCCGCACTCGCAGCCTTCATCCGGCTGTTCGTCGAGAGCTTCGGCCAGCTTCCTGGCCACGTCGTTGAAATTCTCAGCCGTGAGGACCGGCTTCTGGATCGCGTTCTTCAGGACGCCGCTGTGGATCACCGCTCGGGCGTTGTCGAGATGTTCGACGGTCACGCATACTTCGTCCTCGGTGACGCCTTCTGGCAGAGTCACGTCGAAGACCTTGTGGTCCTGGGTGAACTCACCATCAATCACGCCCTGGGGCGTCAGCACCATGATCCGGGTGATCGGGCAGGCGCTCTGTGGGATTTCGATCCGCATGTTGATTCTCTAATTGGTTCTTGATGTCGGTCAGCATCGAGATGATCTCTCGAAGCTGCGGAAGAGGGTCGCCGGGCATCCCGAGCGTGGCGTAGCCCCGCATCATCCCGATGCAGGTGCTTGTGCCGAACAGAACATGGTTCCAGAGTCGTTGCCCCTCGCCACAGCTAGTGATGATCGTGGGGTCGATCTTCGAGCCTGCGACTTTGGCGGTGGCGTTCGAGGCTGCCGTCTTGGCAGCCGAGGGTGTCTGTTCGTCTGGGCAGTTCCGGCAGCGTCGTCGTGCCACAATTGCCTCACAGTAAGATGAAGGGGGCCACGGTTAGAATGATTCGCACGATCTCCATCCAGTGGTCCTTGATCCATTGGACCAGTTTGGTCCAGTCAAGGTTGCCGATGGATGCCCCACGGTTGAGCTTGGCGTACATGGCTCGTGTGCGAACGTGAACGCGATATAGAGCACGAATCTTTCGGCCATCGCGCTCGATGACAGGCTTGTCGAGCAGTGCGCGTATCACCCGTCCGTCCTTCTCGTCTAGCTTGCCGTCCTTGGACAGTTCAGCGCGGGCCAGTTCCAGGCCG